GTGTAATTAACACTCGACACATAACAAAGATCGAGTAAGTGCGGGGGGCACTCTATCTCTATAGAGAACTATACAGTTCATAAAGAAAGTTTGTTCAAAAACAGCCTTATAGGAGGCCACAAGTGAGTAGAAAGGGAAACTAGTAGGTATAGTTTCCTGAAATAATTGGGGAAGGTTGAATCAATCCAGCTGAGAAGTCGTCCGAGAGAGCGGCAAACACATCAACTACACCGACAACCGAACCGACACCGTGAAGGGTAATGGAAGGAGAGGGGGACGTAAAAGTGAATTGCATTGCGCCAGTAGCGTATGCACCTTCTTCAGATAAGAAAGGTAGTACCACTTCAACTTCAGGTTGTGTAGTGGTGGTAACTCGCAGTTGGGCAAGTTCCCACGCGGAACCTTGTTCACGAGACACTAAATATTGCATTGTTTGGGATTGTGCCAAGATCGACGAGATTACAGAACCTCGCCAGTACTTGAACTTTCTCAATATATACGATAAGTTGTTTGAGGAATTGACGGGGTCATACAATGGAATGGTGACTAGACTAGGGGACGTCCAGCCGTTCACATATACGCGCCGCTTTGCTATTTCTCGGAGAGAAACGACATTGTCTTCATCAACAATGTTTGACATAACACCTAGCGTGGTTGCACCGAAAGCACCCTGAGCGAGCATAGAAGCCGCTTGTTGGGGATTTCCAGTGATACCAGACAGGACAGCAGACCTATAACGGGCGAATCTTAAAGATTGACCACCCGAGGAAAAGATCATAGCTGTGCAAGGGGATGCTGTTGCGCTTGTATTGTTCACGATGGACGTGAGCATGAAGACTCCAATGAAACCATTGGACATATTTAAATTGGTATCGCCAACGTTGGGTACACGCATGGCTTTGTATGGATATTGAGAAGTCCACGGGACCAAAAAATCAATAGTCGTGGTTCCTAGGATGTCGTAACGTTCTTGTCTGAGATCCTCTGAATAGGTGGTGATTGGCTGGGGGGACCAGACAACGGCCACTCGGAATTGCTGAAACTTAGTCGAAGGAATGACTATTTTGTAGCAGATATCGCCGGTCCACATAGTAAAGAATGAGGCGGCGTAACCGAGATGAGAGCCGAAGCGCTGAGTACCAACCAATTGGAAGAACTGCATCGGATTGACGGGCCACGTCGAAACGAGGGTTCCAAATGTTCCTGCTACGGTAAAAACCATGTAGTCAAGGAGCGAAGGGGTTTTGGCAATATCGTATACCGATAACTCATCGTGCTGTGCAGCAACGAGAGAAGGCTCGGTAGCTACGTAAGGTTGGATGTTGGTCGACAACGGTTGCGCAAAGATTTCTCCGTGGAAAGTGTTGGAATAAGGGATCGTCGAAGGGACGACCCACATAGGTGTTCCTACACTAGTGGGCTTAGAGAGCCCGAACCACTCAAAAACTCTGGCAGCTGCTGAAGACACTACATTCACTCCTGCTGCCATAGTACCAATCACAGGCAACGAAGATAACGTGCTTGATATTCTGGAAACGGTTTCGGCGACTGAGGTCAATGTTCCTTTCGATTTAGCTTCCGCCTCTCGGGTAACACCTGTTCGCTTCGTTGGACCTTGGATCCTCATCCAAGTTGGGGGAAGGAAAGCAAAGAATGTGGGTGCTGTGGCTGGTATCACGAAAGATCCAGGCCCAGACTGATCATAGAGACGCGGATTAACAAACCACGCCTCAACGGTTAGGGCTACAGATACGGATGTTCCGACTTGAGAGTCAGAAATAAGAGGGATGTGAGGACACATCACAAATTGTCCGCAGTAGCTCGCAAGATCAGAAGCTGAGCCTTTCTTCATCGAGAGGGGCCATGGCAGCGACATTTCAACTACTTCGGCGCTAGAAGCGTCGATGTAAGACGAGGCATATTGAGAGAGTCCTTGGGGGGACAGCTGGTGTGTCGATTCAGTGTTGCCTGGTACGTAGTGGAGCCCCATCAGTCCTTTGTAGAATGATGTTGTGTTAGAAGTTACTCTTACAGTTATGCTGTCATAGTGAAAATATAGGTAATTGGAAAAATTCACCACAGCGGCAAGAGATTGTAGGAGAAGGGGGGCCACTTGGTAACTGCGACAGTTAGTGAGAGTGCTCGACCATAAGAACACTTCAATCACACGAACACGCTCCATAAGTTTGGCTGGCGTGTCATCGGGAAAAGGGGTATCAACGTAAGGAACGTCAATAATAACCGCCTCGGGGTGAACCTCGGCGCCTCCTTTATCTCCGAAAGATGTGATATCGGTATTTGCTGGCTGAGCGCTAGTCTCATAGTTGCTCTGAAGTTCAGAGTCTTTGGAATAGTGTGTTGCATTAACTTGGTCAGTGATTCATGTAAGGGCGGAATATTATGAATCAATTGGATTCCGCCTGGGGGGTGATAGATTTGAATTAGTTTTAGTTCAGGGAGGGGACTATCGTGGAAGTGTTAAATTCTATCCGCCCGGAACAGTGCTATCCGCACTAGGCCTCAGACTCGTTCGTCTGCGATTTCGCGAAGTAAACCGCATAGTCAGTTTGAACATACAAAAGCATGTCAATAGACTTGAACGCGTCAACTATTTTATTAAGGAGAATAGAGAACTCCTTCTTTCCATGGAGGGAAATTTCGGTGAGCATGCTTGTGACAATGGCATTGTAGATCGATACGTCATGAAGGTATTTCTTCTTAATGTAATTTGGCATATCGTAAATAGTAGCCTTGTCAAGAGCAAATACTCGGTGACCTTCTGGGTTCACATAAATACGTCTTTTCAAGAACGTAATCTGTTCGGGGGTAGGTTCAGCATCGAGGGCAAGCGTTTTCACGCAGTGAGTTGCCTCTAAACCAAACTTCGGGAACAGGCGAATGAAGTCAGCCGAGCGAATCTGCAGATCGGGTAAATCTGGCACGAGCACCAAAGAGTCGTCTCCATAGTAAAATGCAAGTAACATATCTTTGATCTGCTTAGGAGACAGCACCGTCTTGCGACGGCCAGCTGCTTTTTCTTCAACGGACCATAGGAATATGGCACCAATATGAGCGAATTCTACGTAGAAGGAATTGAAGTGGGATGTAAGGTACTTCCCAGATATCATTCCTTGCAGAACTTCGTACACAATGTTGCCAACAACGTGGTGAGACATGTAGGTAGCACGACAATAGGTGAAGACAGCCGTCCATTCTTTCGAATCATAGGCGTACTTGTACCATTTGCATGCAGATGTTGCAATGAATTTCGCGATTTCCCACAATTGATGTTGGTCAAAAGCTTTCTGGTCGAGCGCGATCGCTCGATGAGTAGCATGCGACGCCAAAATTGTGGGTATGCCGAGGTCGTTTGGATCCAGGCCTACCGCGCAGGAGACTTTGAGTGGTGTTTTAAACCGCCCATGCTCAACTGCAGCGATGAAGGAGCCTAGAAGAATACGCCCCACCATATAGTCGTCAACCGGGGAACAGTTGTACAGACGAGTGGAACAAGACTTCACCTTTTCGAGGGGACGAGTTTCATCTTTGAGATTGTCAGCAATCAGCCAAAGTGGAACTTCTCCTTTCTCGAGCATTGCGATGTCCGCTTCAATCTTACTCTGGAGTTCGGGATGTACCCAAACAGATCCGTCATTCAAGATTTTCATCCACGCGCCTTTAGACGTGTCCCCATGTTTACGAGTTTGCGGGTGCGTCGTCCAATAGAAACCAGCCGAGCCCTTGAAATTGCAAGGATTCAACCCAACTCTGCCTTTTACAGCTTCGCTGAGTGTGAGCCTGCGACGTCCACAGGGCCCGGTCGGCACATGTTTGATAATTTGGTCCGCAATGTCTTGACAGACATGATCGGGAAGGTCATGGGAAACAGTTGATTTCACCATCTTCGCGTAGTTGATCCTGAGAGGATCCAAGGGTTCGGCAGCACGGGGGTCGTACTTCGAAAGTATTCCTGGTTCTTTCTCATGAGGGCTGATTTTGTCGAAAAGCTTCGACTCTACCAGACGAGATTTGCGCGGGAGATGTGAAGGGGGATCGACAGTTCCAATGATAGTGGATGCGATCGGGGCCTCTAGCAACTGTGCGTTGCCCGTTGCGACTGCAGCCTTCTGAAGGCTGAGTAGTGATGCGGAGGGAGGTGAAATCTTCACGTGTCCACTCTGAGCTATCATCTTTGGAAATGCAAGCCTTTTCAAAAGTTCCTGTGTAACAAGAATTATCTGAGAGGCTGTAGCGCTACCGGCGGAATGAATACCGACGATATTGCGAGCACCAAGATTAGAGTCAAAGCAGGCCACGATAGATCCACAATCCCCTGCGATCCCAGGAATATTGAGCGTCAGCCCAACAGGCGTGTAAAACGTTAAGCCGGAATCATCAGTGTAATACCCAAGGGTAATGGGCGTATATTCTGAGATTATTTCGGCAGTTAGTTCTCCATTTCTGTGGTCATAACGCGTATAAGAGTAACCTAAATTGAGCGCATCGGCGTTCGTAACAAAACGATCGACGATGTCAGGAAATTGAGGAACCCTAATAGGCAATTGAATCAATGCCAGATCTTCTTGGGCATAGTTACGTATCACAATCTCTGAACGTTTCATCGGATATTCTCCAATGTGAGTTTTAATAACAAACTCGTCATATTCATCGAACAGTCGCGCAGTGTGGTGATTTGTCAGAATTGTTCGTCCCTCAATAGCCACACATCTACTAGGGGAGTTGTATTTCGACCAGATTATGTAAACATAAGCTTTCGCAGGAAGACGCGAAAAATCTGGTTGATGTGCTTGTGGCACCAAGCCGCTCTGAATGCTGCTTGGTTTGGCGTCTTCATTTTCTGGTTGGGCGTTATCCCAACGGTGGTGTTTGAGTAGTTTACGTCTGCTGTCGGCAATGTCGTCTGTCTCACGATCACCCGCTCCCGTATATCGTATGATAGACTGGGCCTTGATGTTGGATTTGGTGCTGTAGTTTTTGATCATCTTCCAGCCATACATACCCATAACAACAAAACCAGCCACTTGAACGACAAATCGGAGCAAAGTGTACATGGGATGATTGACGGCAAGCCACACCATATTGGATAGACTCCACGCGCGTGAAGCCTTGTTCTTGAGGTATTCCCACCAAGAGGTAGTTCTGAGTCGCAACGATGTAGCCCACTCGCCAAGTAATTGGACATAAGTCTTCTTAGGTTGTGGTCTATTGGGATCGAAGCGCTCAGCTAATCTCTCGAGGAGTGTAGGCTCAGTTTTCCTAGCCGCATATTCGTAAACTCGGGCAAGACTCTCGTCTCCCAGCATTCGGGCGTAACCTGCGCAAAAAGCGAAGTCACGGCCGTCTACCGGAAGTACAGAGCCCAGTGAGTAAATGGGAACATACGTTAGTTTGAGACAGTTCTCAAGAACGTGTTTCTGGATAACCTGGAGGTCATCCTCTACCTGTAAAGGTAGGAACGGTTTCTTAACCGTTTGCATAGCTGCTAGGCAGCGTGTCAGCATAGTGTCGGTTGCGAATCCTTGTGGTTCAAGACGTAGTTCCATCTTGGAGAATTCGCTCTTAAGGTCTTCATAACCTTCAACGAACCGAGCTCTACTGCTGGCAACGTTTGATAGTGCAGCTTTGTACTGTTTGATACGCTTCTCCCTCGCTAGGGCCAAAGCGCGAACAATATCACGAATGCTCATCTTTTCCTGTTTCATAGACGACAAATGCATCTCATTTTCGAACGAGTGCTTTGCTTTAGAAACGAGAAAAGTAAACTTGCTCCAATCGATGTTTCCATCATCAGTAACCGGTATCTTGCCGTCCTCTGGTAGTTTGGGCTCAATTATGAGCTCGAAACGCCTGAGAACCGCCTTGAAATCGGGAACCAATTCGGAAATACAATGGAACTTCTGGTTGGTAGTAAACCAACAGAATTCGGATTTGTCGTAATGTACGCCTTTGTTTTCAACAGAGGCATAGTTGATGGGACGAGGAGCCACATTAACCATAGAGAGCAAACTCCCTACATCACGCAATTGCTTGTCAGGGTCGTTCATAGTACACCATTCTTCGAAAAGAATGTGACTCTGGTCACGAAGACCCTCTTCGTAAGCAACATCGACAGGTTTCTGATAAAAGTTAGCGTTTGTACACGCTCCCAAGTCCGAGAGGACTCTAATCAGATACTGTGCCAATGAAGACTTTCCAGTTCCAGCATCACCTTGGAAAAGCACACCAACTGGTTCGACTCGCATCAAACTAATAGGCAGCTTCGCTAGGTAAAGTTGCTGGCACTCAGCAAATGACTTGTAAACACGTATAAGCGGCGCAAAAGATTCCTCCTTCGCGTCTCTCCAACTGTTTTCAAAGTACAACTTCCTCATCTTCTCAATATACTCAGACACAACCAACATGTTTTCACGTGTGGTTTCTGGTTCACGAATCATGGCGTAAATCCCGGGCCACCGGGATACAACATCACCAACTTGATCCGCAAACACATAGTCTGAATCATCGAGAATCTGAACACCAAGAGTTCTTATCGAAACCCAGTTCACTGCATTAACAAACACGTGAACAAAGTTCCTAAAGATATCTTTAGTGCTTTTCACAATAGATATGCCCATAGTCAGTAGGCGCATCCTGTTCGATAACTCTTTCGAGTCAACGAATCCAATCAATCTGCAAAAGACTCCAGACACTGTTTCCCACAGCGTCTCAAGAGCCCCTTGAGCTTTCATGTTAGAGGAACTTGCGGATTCCTCCCATTGATCATCGGCAACTTGTTCAGCTGCTTGGTTGGTTGCATACCAGTCCGTATCAGGAAGCTTATCAAGCTCCTGAACTAAAGGTGCAACAACTCCTGAAGGTTCTAGATCAGAGAACAACTTCAGCCAGCTCGAAAACCATTCAACAATGGCTTTTCGATAGCTAGTGCATGCTGAGAACATAGGGGCCATCTCAGCTAGTGCGACTTTAACTCCGACTGCAAGGTCGAAGAAAGAGGTTCCGCTCATCATCATGAGCGAACAACCTCCAATCGCAGCTATGGCCAATCCTTTGACAATTGCGTTATCTACTAAAAAATACACGCAAATGCTGGCAATGCACCCAAGGATAGGGAGCATTCCAGATTCGAACATACGTTGCGTAAACTTAGCGATCGGGGCAAAGAGTTCAATGGCGCCTTGAGCTACCATTGAATCCTCGCCCGTAACCACTTCGTCACGTAAACGTCGTTTCAATCTTTCGCGCTTTCCAAGCGCTCGCTTAGAATCTTTCCTAGATTGGCGCCGTTCATCAAACGGCTCCACCAGGACTCGATCCTTTCGCTTTGCTCTCGACTTTTCCAACAAGTCGTCTGCATATTCGCGGAAAGCTCTAAGCTCTTCCGCCAAAGTATCATCATCCGAGTCTGGGTTATCAGGAACTGCATCAACAGCTTCCTTCATACTCATACTCGATATAGCAAAATCGTCCTTCATCAAGGACATCTTCAAATGCTTCTTCTTGTGTTTGGACAAGATACTTGTCGCACGAATGTTCTTCGATGTTTCCATCAAAGAACCTTCTGCGTCTTGGTTTACAGACCAAGCATCAACAATGGTGTTCACACACCACTTGATATCTCCATGTTTCTTTCTCAAACCGAGGTAAGCTCGCGCCAACCTTGAGGTATGAGATTTCAACATCTTTCCAAGTTCACTTGCATGAACAAAGGACAACAAATCATTAACGTCTCGATCAGCCATTGCTGGCTTATCTTTCATAAACGTCAAATAATTCAATTGTTCTTTCTTCGATATTCGAGGAATTCCCACCCACCTAGCCACTCTGGCTTCAGGCGTGGGGGGTATTCCGTTGAACATCAAAAAAGGATTGTGAGATATCCAGAGGTCTGGCCACAAACGAACTAGATCACTGCGCAAAGCAGCAATCATGCTCGCATATGGCGTTCCTCTGAGCTTCTTTGCTCCTGAGAGTGACTTTTCGAAGTCACTAGAAACGTCCGACTGCGGTCGGAACGATCGTATACTATTATGTTTAACATGATAATTCACTGCACTTTGAATGTAGGAAATAGGAGGGTAAACCCTCGGATGTAGTATACGATACAAATGCATAGCCGGCTTCTTGAAGACAATTAAGTCTCCGTAAGCCGCGCTAGCAACTTCATCGAGATAAGGCAATGCAGGTCCAACCAAATTGGACTGCTGCAAGACTATCATATCTTGATATCCTATGATGTTCTGGTAAGGATGGAAATCAAGTAAATGATTAATCATGTTTTGCACTTGTCTGAAATAACGAGCAACGAACGCACCATCTGTGCGATAAGAAACGTTGTTAGTAAATTCATCGGGAATCGACTTCAAACGAGCAATGCCGTCATCTATGGCACCCTCATCAATTTTCATCTTGAGAGAATAAACATAATCAAATTCGTGTCGCGGAATATCAGGCCTCAAAAGCCTGAACATTCGTCCGCGAGCACGTCTTCGATTTCTGTAATCTTCTCCAATAGCAGTCTGATATCTTCCTTGAATATGCTTAGCGCAATACAAGAAATGATCAGCGGAATTGGCAAGAAGCCAGTTACTGTTATCAATAGATAAATTGTGAGTGACCCCAACCTTGCGGAAGGGGACGTCTAGAACCACGCGAGTGGCTCCGACAATAGTTTCAGTTTCATCGAATTCATAGTAACGAACATGAGATATTTTCTGGAAGTGGGCCTGGAAGGCCTCATACTTTCCAAAAAGTCTCGATTTGAACAAATACTTGAGATTGTCTAGAGCAACAATCTCGTAGTGAAGATAAAGGGCATCTTCGACCATACGCTTATGAACACGTACAGCCTCAACAAATTTTGGGAAGGAATCTTTGTTTTGTGCAGCAATCGCTTGTTGCAAGAGGATGTTATGTGAGGTACATTCATCAAATGTAAGAACCTGACCGGCAAAAGATTCAACCGACTGGATATACTTCCAGTGGTTGAACTTAGCAGTCTTAGCGAGGGGGTGTTGTTTAGACATGTTGATTTGAAACTCCCGAATACACGGGCAGATAAATCGGACGGAATAAGATGACACTCAATACAGAATAGTCAAATAGAACGAAGTAAGATGACACTCAATACAGAATAGTCAAAT